AAAAACTTTATATGTTCCATGATGTTGCCCAGATTTGGCTTCAACTTCTTGAAACCCATTTGATATATAAATATCAACCAATTCTTTAGAATCATTTAACGCATTTGAACTATAAAAATCATAATCTGGGATTTCAATATCTTTATTGTAAAATTGAGATTGTTTTGGCAAAATGTTATTAATTGCTGTTCCACCATAACAAATTAATTGTTTTTTTCTTAAAAAGTGTTCAACTATTTCAATAATTTTTTTAATTTCAAGTGAATTTGCCGTTTTTCTGCCTTGTTTTGTTTCTGCTTTATCAATTGCTGCTCTTAATATTGCTAACTCGCAATCATTAAATGTCATTTTTTTATCGCATATATTTTTCATAATATAACTATATAAAATATAGTTATATAATATAATATTCAATGCGTTAATTTTTTTTAAATATTAAATTTATAAAAATCTGATTGAACAGTTCTTGTAGCGTATGATAATTCTGGATTTTGCGGAGGAGGTAATGGAATAGTAACAGGAATATAACGTAGTTTTTCGGGTTTTAAAACAAACGCATATCCATTTTCATTAAAAAATATATCATTTTCTTCAATATTAGTGTCAATTTGTTGATATCGCATTCCTAAAAGCTGACACCCCATTTCTCTCATAACAAGAGAACTTGGATTATCTGGATTAGAACCTTTATCTGCCATTCCTATTGTCATATTTTGTTTATTAAAATCTATAAGTTCATTCATATCTGGTGTATACTTAATATCATAATAATGTAGTGCTCTCATAAATACAGAATTACTTGTTATATTAATAAATTTATAAAATTCGGGACATTCTAAAAATGCCGTATTACTTCTATCGACAATAATAACAACTTTACCCATTAATTTTTTTAATTCTACATTTCCAAAATTCTTACCATAAAATTCTGAATCATAATCTTTACTTAATAAAATAGAATTATAACTTTCTAACACTTTTGCAAAGTTTTTATACATATCTTGATTTGTACTTTTAATACGAAGATGTATAATAATTGGATCTAGCGAGTTAGGAGAATTTGCCGTTGAAAACGCGTAATCACGAATTACATTCATGGCATCTACAAAATTAATATAATTAAATGTTTCTTTAACATAATAACTATCAATTGTAGAAGTAGATATAACTGGTTTATTATTAATTGAATAAATTTCAAAATCAAGACCTCTTACCCCTTGTTTCAATAAATCTTTTAAAATACATAAATCTACATAATTATTTCTATAATTTCCTCCACTACAACAATTATATGCTGTTTTAATATAATAATCTTTAAACGTATAATTAAATTGTTCTGAATTATCAATCGATTTAATTTTTCCATTTAAATCCCCATAAATAGAACCCATTAAAGAACAATTTTTACTTCTTAAACCGTTATAATAAAAATATAAATAAAATGCGATAAAAATAATAACAAGTGTAATTGTACTAATTAAAACTATCGCAGTTGATTCTTTTAAACTTTTTATTGATGTTATCGTGTTATTAAATACTTCTTTTATATTTTCTTCTATATTTGTGTTTTCCATATTATATTATATTATGTATAAATAAAATATAAATAATATTATATTTATATTATAAATGCATTTTTCAAATTATTTTAAAGTTATACATGAACTTAAATCCTATTTTATCAATCGCGGGTGGAATACATATCATTTTATTGATATATACCCTACTAAAAAATTTATTTCATTTATTGTTTTATACAATGAATAATTGTATAATTGTATAATTGTATAAAATAAAGAATTAAATATATTTTTATATTATAACATATGCCAGGTGGATTAATGCAACTTGTATCTCAAGGACAACAAAATATTGTTCTAAATGGAAATCCTACTAAAAGTTTTTTTAAATCGGTATTTCATCAATATACTAATTTTGGTCTTCAAAAATTTAGATTAGATTATGAAGGTTCAAAAACTTTACGTCTTTCAGAAGAGTCTACATTTACATTTAAAGTAAAACGTTACGCTGATTTGTTAATGGATTGTTATTTATCTGTAGCTTTGCCAAATATTTGGAGTCCATTATTACCACCACAACAAATAACACTACAAACTACTTCTCAAGGTCTAGGAAATATTGAACAATGGGCGCCATATGAATTTAAATGGATCGATAATATTGGTGCCAAAATGATATCCAAAATAAGTATTACATGTGGAAATTATACATTACAAGAATATTCAGGGGATTATTTATTAGCATCTGTTCAACGTGATTATAATGCTATCAAACTTAATTTATTTAATAATATGATTGGACAGGTACCTGAATTAAATGATCCAGCAAACGCTAATTCTCGGGTTAACTCTTATCCAAACGCATATAATACTGGAGATTTAGCAGGACCTGAACCATCTATTCGAGGACGAATTTTATATATACCTTTAAACAATTGGTTTGGGTTAAAATCTCAAATGGCATTTCCATTAACATCATTACAATACAATGAATTACATATAAATATTACATTAAAACCAATTAATCAACTTTTTGTAATTCGCGATGTATTTGACGCCACTAATAATTATCCCTATGTTTCTCCTAATTTTAATTTATGGTATATGCAGTTTTATCGTTTTTTACAACCACCTCCAGATGTATGTATTGATATTGATTCTTATTCTGATCAAAGAACATTATGGAATGCCGATATTCATTTAAATTGTACTTACTGCTTTTTATCAAATGAAGAAGAAAAATTATTTGCCTTACAAGAGCAAAAGTATTTAATAAAACAAGTACATGAAAAAAAATTCCCTAATGTTACTGGACCAAATAAGGTTGAATTAGATTCTATCGGCATGATTTCTAATTGGATGTTTTATTTTCAACGTAGTGACGCTAATTTAAGAAATGAATGGTCTAATTATACCAATTGGCCATATAATTATTTACCATTAAATGTTATTCAAGCGCCAACTTCAGGAACTTATACAATTTATAGAAATGTAAATTCCGTATTAACTCCTATTGAAATAGGACCTGGAGTTAATCCTGATGGAACATTAACTGGAATTCTTATTAACCAAACATATAATCCTCAAAATGAAAAAGATATATTAATAGCTATGGGAATTTTATTAGATGGTTCATATAGAGAAAATATACAACCTGCCGGAGTATTTAATTATATTGAAAAATATACCAGAACTACTGGTAGTGCTCCTTCAGGATTATATTGTTATAATTTTGGAATTCATTCAAATAATTCAGATTTACAACCATCCGGAGCAATAAATATGAGTAGATTTAATCAAATTGAACTTGAATTTACTACAATCATTCCTCCATTAGATCCATTAGCGCAAAGTTTAACTATTTGTGATCCAGAAACTGGCAGTATTATTGGCATTAATAAACCAACATGGCGAATTTATGATTATAACTTTGATTTATATTTGTTTGAAGAAAGACTAAATGTTGTTAACTTTATTGGTGGAAATGTTGGTTTAATGTATGCCACATAAAATTTATATATTTTACATTTTATATTTTATATTTTTGTCGAATTTGACGCTGGAGGAGTTGTTTCATAAAATAACCCTGCTGCCGATATTGTCATTGGATATTTTACTTCATATTCTGAAGAATTAAATGCGGTTCGATTATTCGAATACTTATCTACTGCGTCTCTTTTTTTATTATATAATTCTAAACCTTTATTAAAAGAATCTTGCCACAAATCTACGCCTTCATAAGGTCTTTTTATTTGCGAATTTTTTGAACCTGGATATATTTCCGAAAAATTATTAATATAATACCCTACTGGATGTATTCTATTACAACCTTTGCAATCTACATCAGAAGTACATTGTTCTCTTGTTATTAAACATTGCGCCTTTGGACCACAAAAATTTTTACAACTAATTGGATCATTTATTGGTAAATTTACAGTATGACTATATAAAGGCGAATTTAAATCTTTATAATTAATTAACGCAGTTATGGGATTTATTCTATTATTAAAATTTTCTGGTTTACTATTACTA